CTTTGTAACCGATAGAACCGATAAATCGGTTTTTTTCTATATGTATATATATAAAAATAAAAAAAACACATACTTTTTAAAAAAGTCTAAAAAAGTCAAATTTATCGCTTCCATCGAGGGAGTGCCAATAAAATAAGGCTCTCACGAAAAACGCTATCGATTCCGTATCGATTCCGTATCGATTTTTTTTGCTGTCTATCGATAAAAAAAGTAAATTTATAAATTCAATACTTTAGTATTGAATACAAAAAAACCCGTTAAACTTAATTAACGGGTTTTGATTCAACAACCTAAAAATATTAAAACTCTAAATCTTCTTCATCTTCTTGACTTTCATCAATAGTATTTTCTTCTTCAATAGGTTCTACGTTTTTATTTTTAAAATATTCCGTATGGAATGATTTTAAAGTGTCTAACGCTTCGATAACTTCGTCCAATTCATCATCTGAAACTGCACGCTCCAATTCAAAAGTAGGATAAGTATATTTAACAGCTCCAGTTTTTCCATCTTTATAACCTTTTACAATTACAATTTCATCTGCTAACCTTGCAGAGCTTCTTTTAAAAAGATTTCCCCATTCTCCAATTCCGTTACCTTTTACATCGATCTTAATAATCTCTTTGTTATCTAAATCATAACCGTAAATAGATAAATGATATTTTCCACCTACATTATCAGCCAAGCCTTTTACATCTTCCCAAATTCCTTTTGCAATAATAGGTTGGTTTTTGTCAAAATAACGAACTGTCATTTCATCTTTTACACTCCTTACTTCATTTGAGTAAAGTCCAAGTTTTAATTTTTCGTTAAAACCTTTCACGCAAAATAAAGGGCGTCCAAGTGTTACAAATCTGAAAGGCAAATCTACTAAAACGTTTTTACTTTCTTCTTTTGTTTCTCCTTTGTGATAGTAAGAAAATGTTTTGTTTTCACTTTCCCATTTGTAGAATTTTTTTGCTGGGTTTGTGTTTGTTGTTAATTCTTGAGAAGCTTTTAATTGTTCTCTTTTAGATAAAGTACTCATAATATATATTTTATTTATGGAGGTTAATAATGGCGTAACCCCCTTACGCCTATTTAATTATGAACTGCTAATATACGAAAAGTTTTTTAAAAACTAATACTTAAACTACTTTTTATTTGCGTGATGCTAACTTTTGTTACCTCAACTCCATCACTATCATAAATCGGTTCATCTGATTTAGTAGCCGTTTTTACAAGTTCTTTTCTTTGTGCTAATTTCTTTTCTAATTCAGCAACTAAATGATCCTCTGAAAAGTTTAATTTTTCGCCACCGTTTCTAAAAGTACCTTTTAATCCAAATGCTTCAAAATTTTCTTGAGGCAAACGTTTTAAAATTTCAGCATTAATAACTTCTAAACTTTCACTTGCTCTTTTTGATTGAGATAGTAGTTCGTGAATATTGTATTCGCCACTATCTAAAATATTTGTAATAAAATTAGTTGATTGCTTTACTAATTCTTTTTTTGTAGCGAAATAACCCTCTATTTGTGTTTCCTCTAATCTCATTAAAGAAAACAAATCTTTTGTTGCTCCCATAATTTCTATTTATTTAAGTTAATTTTAATAATCCCGATCACACCAATTACAATTGGTAAAAGGTAGATAATAATTCCAGTTTCTAAATATCCGACCGCTCCGATTAAAGCAAGTAAGAAAAGTATTGTTTTGAGCAGTGTCATTGTAGTTTAATGTTTTTATTTAATACGTAATCAATCTTTTTTTCTAACTCTGTAAATACGTTCGTTTGACTTACTTTGCTATTGTAGAACTTTTCGAGTAGTGGCTCTAACACTTGCGTAAATTGTTCCGCTTTGTCTTTTAATTCTTTGCCAGAATCCGTTATATTAATTTCATCTAATCGGTTTATAAGCGAACTGGATAAAATGAATATTTCAGCAAGTTGTTTTTGAATTTTTGAGTGTTCCATTATGCTATTACAATTTCGTAGGCGTTGCACATTTTTTTTTCATTACCTCTGTGTACGTTCTGGATTTTTTCAATCCATTTTTCGAATTTTTTTATCTTTTCAAAGTCTGTTCTTTTCGGTGCTAAATTTGAAATATTATTTGCTTTCATATCTACTTTTATTTGAGTTTTTAACTTTTGCATGTTCACATTGTTTCTGTAAGTTTTCCAATGCTGTAAATTCTAATTTCAATAATCTTTTTAAATCCACTTTGTAAATTTCAATTTCTTCCTGTCTTTTTTCTTCAGTGCTGAAGATTTTAAAATAATCTGAAACTTTAGTGTGTTTTATACAAACTTTAATTTCCTTAATTTCACTTCTAATTTGAAGTAAGTTTTTAATTGCTTTTTTCATAATTAATAATTTGTATAAGTTGTTTCTAATTGGTTAAATACTTCGGTTGATAGATTGGTAAGTACTTTGCTGTTTTCGTTTGTTACGGCTACGCTTTTTACTTCTAAAGTAAGATAGTTGTTTCTCACTTCTTCGTATTTGTTCCAGCTATCGTTTAAATTAATTTCATATTCAAAACCACCGAACTCAAAATCTTTGTCCGCTACGTATTCTGATTTTTCTGAATTTTCTAAAATAGTATTGATTTCTTTTTCTATACTATCTACTATTGTTTTTACTGCTTGTTTCATAATATATTTTTAGTTCGTTATTAATATGTAGCAAATGTAAAACAACTTTTTTTAATATACAAGTATTTGTATAAAAAATATTTAAAATAAAATTATTTGTTCTTTTTGTTGTATATTAAAATAATTATAATTACCTTTGAAAAATAATATTTAAAACTAATAATATGAAAGAAATAAAAGAAATGTACGATAAGGTAATGGATAAGAAGTCCTTTCGTGAGAATTTAGCAAAAGCCTTGTTTTTAACAGAAGGCACGGTTACAAATAACCTTAAAACTAACGGAAAATTCAAAAAGGAACACGTCGAAAAAGTAAAGCAATGTTTAACTATTCAATTGCAAATCGACGAACAAACAAGAGATATTAACGTTAAGGCTTGGAGTCTTATTTAAAACTAAATAAAACCATATTCCCGACGCCAGCAAAATGGTAGCAAACACAAAAACAAACTTTAAATCAATAACCAAACCCGCTTTTTTGCCAAGCACTTGTTATGGTTAGTGCGGTTCTTAAAACAAAACTTAATTATGAAACAACTTATTTCAGTGCGTTCAAATACGCATTACACACAAGAAGAAAATGGAACTGAATTTGAATTAAAGCCAATGATGGAAGTTATTTTCATTTATGCTGATGGTAAAGATTATAAACTAACTCCAAAAAAAGGAATTTCACAAGAAGTTAAATTATCAGAAGTAAGAATGATTGTAAATCCAGCAATGTTAGAAGACTTAATAACAGATTTGAAATTTCATCAAAAAAAACTAAACGGAATTAGAGAAAATGCCGACAAATTAAACGCATTAGTGAAGCACATAAGTTCTTCTGAAAACGAATCGTAGCATTAACCATAACAAGCTGGCGCTTCGCCCAACGATTCAGGGCTTGGCGAAGAAGCGGATAAACAAAACCATATTCCCTACGCCAGCAAAAAGGTACACAAATAAAAAACAAACATTAAATTAATAACAGAACCCGCTTTTTTGCCAAGCACTTGTTATGGTTAGTGGCGGATAATTAAAAATAAAAGTTTTATGAAAAACATTAATTTATATAATAATATACTACCAAGATTATTAGGTGGTGAAATTAATAAAAACGAATGCATCGACTTAATTTTAGATGAATTTAGCGATTTTGAAAACATACATAATAATCTAAAAGAAGGTGATGAAATTATTTATAAAGGTAATTCAGGTAATTTGATAAAAAAGGGTTTGAAAAAATCAATTATTAAATATCAAATGATGGGTAAAGTTCCTAATAATTACACTAATCCTGAAATTGAAGTTTATAATATTGAGTTTTATAAAACACCTGAAGATTATTGGGATTAGTAGTTATGAAAACTAAACGTAGCCATTGACTATAACGTTCCCGTGCTTGGTGCAGTGCGGGCTAAAAATGCACCATTTTTCGATTAATAACTAATAATAACAGATATGCAAGATATTAAAATTAAAGACAAATCCCCGCATTGCTCCAAACACGTGTTACAAGATGTTTTTTCTATTTGTTTAGCTGATTTAGAAAATGAAGAATGGATAGATGCGATTGGTTTTGATGGGATTTACCAAGTTTCTAATTTAGGGAGAATTAAATCCATAGGCAGATATGTTCCAATAAGAAATGGAGAAAGATGGGTTAAGGAAAGGATACTTAAACAGTCTTTAAGTAAAGATGGTAGATTGAGTTGTGGTTTTAGTATTGATAATAAAAAGCATAGTATAAATGTTCCTTATGTTATTTGGCAAAGTTTTAATTATACTAAAAAAATTAATACTAAAAAAGAATGTATTATGCACAAAAATAAAAACCAATCAGATAATAGGTTAATAAATTTAGAAAAAACAACTATTTCAAAAAGCCATAGTAATTTAAAAGAAAACAATTCAAAAAGAACTGAAATATATAATTCTTTAACTGAAAGAAAATGCAAGTGTTGTAATGAGGTAAAATCTATTAAAAAATACAAAAGAGGTTATTTTACTTGTAGAAATTGCGAATACTTAAAAGCCTCAGCTGATAAAATAAAGTATAGACAAAAAAAAGAAATTTTAATTAAATGCATTTCTGATAAAACAATACTCAGATTCAACAACACAATAGACATTATGAACAGCGGTATAATATCACGACCCACTTTCAGGAAAATTTTAAAAACAGGCGAAAAAAATTTTAAGTCGTTTAAAACAAAAAAAGAATATTTAATCGTTTCGGTTATTTAAAATATCTTGTAACGTTTTGTGGCTTTGTGATGTTGCCGATAAAACACACCTAAAACTTTAAATTTAAACCAGATTATGAAAGCACAAAACAATAATTCAGTTCAAAACCAAGACGGCAATAGCACAAAACCGCTGTTATCTTCTCGGCTTTTAAAATTCCGAGCTTTTTCAAATGAAACAAAAAAAATGATGGATTGGGATTTTATAAAGTCGGTAAATAATTTAACTAAATTAATATCACTAAACCACGTTGATGTTTCTGAATTTATAGGATTGCACGACAAAAATGGTAAAGAAATATACGAAGGAGATATTCTTTGTGAATACAGACTTGATGGTACTTATCGAATGTTTAAAATTTTCAGAAGTAAAGGAGGATTTGTTTTTAATACCCATCAAGACGATTTTAAAAAACCTATTAACCAAATTTTATTCACTGAAAGTTGTTCAGATATGCAGAATGCTGGTTTTTTAGAAACTTGTGAAATAGAGGGTAATATTTGGACATACGTTTGGTAAGCTGGAAGATAACGTATCGGTGCTTTGCTTCAGTTGTGCCTAACCACAAACTACTTTCGGCACAATTGAGCAAAACACTTGTTATGGGCAGTACTTTTTTAATAACTAAATAATAAAAAATGGAAGTAAATAAAATATATCACGATGACTGGATGAATAATCAACTACCTGATAAATCGGTTCAGTTAATTATTGCAGACCCACCATATTACAAAGTAAAAGGAGATTTTGACTTTGTATGGAAAACCTTTGATGATTACCTGCAAGATGTGGAACGCTGGGCAATTGAATGTAAAAGGGTTTTAGCGGATAACGGAACGATTTACTGGTATGGAGATGCTAAAAATATTGCCTATTCTCAAATAATATTTGATAAGCATTTTAACTTGTTGAATAGTTTGGTATGGGAAAACACAAACGACCATAAGCAACAGATACGATTTAATACCGATTTGAGAACATTTGCACCACTTACTGAAAGAGTTTTAGTTTATGAAGTTAGATATATTGAAACTATCAGAAACTATATTAGAGATGAAATAATAAAAGCAAAAGGCAAAATAGTATTAAAAGATGTAAATGAAGTTTTAGGTACTGCTACGAATGGCGGTGGCGTGGCTTCGGCTTGTTTAAGTTTAGAAAAGGCAGAGCCAATTATGTTTACAGAAGATTTTTATTTAAAACTGCAAAAATGGTGCTATCCTTATTTACAGAAAAAATATAATGATTTACGCAGACCATTTAACAATGAACGCTATTATGGTGATGTGATTAGAATACCAAACTATGAAACTGCAAGCCACGAACACGACACACCAAAACCCGAAAAGCTAACAAGGGAAATAATACTAATAAGTAGCAGACCAAACGACCTTATTTTAGTTCCTTTTGCTGGAAGTGGAACAGAATGTGCAATGGCTATAAAAGAAAACAGAAACTTTATAGGATTTGAAATAAACGAAAAACACGTTAATTATGGAAACAAACGAACTGATGTTATCAAGGCACAACCGTCTTTATTTGTCGGTTCGTAGTATTGCCCATAACTCGCATATATACGCAAGTGTATTTATAACTTATTGACTATCAAATACAAATTTTTAAAACTATTGCGTATTTTTAAATATATTTTTAAAAAAAATCCCTAACATTACGCTAGGGATTTTTTATTAAAAGATTTTAGGTTTAAAATAATTGATTAACTTATTTAAAACAAATAATACTATTACAAGCAAAAACAAACGATTTGAGACGCTTTTTATTGCTTCTGTGTAATCTTTATACTTATTATTACTTTCTTGCTTTAAATCAATTGTTTTTACTATTGTGTCTTTTTTTACGATTGTTTCTTTTGAATTATTATAAATAACACGAGTATTATAAATAGTATCTTTTCCTATTAGTATTGGTTTATCTAAGTTAACAGGTTCTAATGTGAAAGAATTTGAAAATTTAGTAGCGTCAATAGTTGACCCTGAACTCTCGTTTTTTTTTATTTCAGTATCGGTGTTTGATTTTTTTAAAGTCGCACAACTGATAATTACAAATGGAGTTAATAAAAATATTTTTTTCATAAATTCACTATTTTAGATTATTAAATATTCGTCTTATCACATATCCACGAAAAAAAGACGCTAAAAAGAAAACCATCGTGATAAACAGGTTTTGATTCAAAGATACTTCTATATTTAGAATTGGATAAATGATTAATTGAATTAGAAAACTGATAACTAAACCAACTACAACGTTTGTAACTGATTCAATAAGGCTGTGTTTTTTAGATTGCTTCATAAATTATTTTTTTAGTTTATCAAATATACGAAAAAAATCCGTATATTTACATATTATTTTTCGTGCAGGTTAAATAATTTATAAAAGATATTATAAAAAGCTCATAATTGACGGACTGCACTCCTGATATTATGGGCATTTTAATTTTAATTAAGTATGGAATGGCACTCGTTTTATTACAATGGTTTAGAAACTAATATAGAAGTAACAAAATGCTGTAAAGTTAGGCGTATAAAAGTTGAGTTTATGAAGTATAACTCTAAAATTGGAGAGATTGATTTTTCAAAATTAAAATTACATCCACAAAACTACAAACATATTGGAGTGAATATAAACGGATTAAAATGTAAAACAATTAAACTACATCAAATAATAGCTTCAGTTTTTTTAGGTTATGAATTTAAAGGACATTCTTTAGTTGTTGACCATATTGATGGGGATACTTTAAATAATAACTTAGATAATTTACAAATAATTACACAGAGAGAAAATTGTTCTAAAGAAAGAAGTTTAAAAAAGGGGCTACCAACTGGCGTTTCTTTTAATAAGAGAGATAAAAAATACCAAACTCAAATTCAGATAAATAAGAAGATTCATTATTTAGGATATTTCAATACACCTGAAGAAGCATTAACTGCATATGAAAATAAATTAAAAAGTATAGTTAATTAAATAAATTATGACTATATTAGCGTTTTCATAATTAGTTTTTTTAGTTAATTAAATCCGTAGTATTAATTTATTTCGGATTTTTTTGTATATTTGCTTCTCTGAAAGACTATTAATTTGATATTAATTGATTGGAAAATAAAATCAATCGTTATTCGCCACCGCTCTAGAGGTAATAAATAAGAAGCGAATTTTATATTAAGTGTTTATGACGCCTAATAACATTGAAACTAAAAAATCCCTACTCAAACGAATAGGGATTTTTTTATTTTACCATCTTGCCTTAACACCTCGAATATCATAATGAACCCAACTCGGATAAACACCAATACCACCTTGTTTTATTTTGCCCTCTTTAATTAATCTTTCAACAATTACGGCAACTTGTTTAGGTGTTAATCCCTGAACCTTAAAATCAACTGCCGTTCCTTTTACGTGTTGACTATCTTTAGCTCCTTTTACCTTTGCGTTATGTTCTGGGCTACGATAACCACTTGTTATTGAAATTGGAACTTTTACTTCATCTCTAATAACTTGTAAATTATGTATTAGTTCTATAATGTTCTTCTTTATGTTTTCTGGCATTGGTCGCCCACATTTAGAATTGAACTCGTTTAAATTAAAATTCTTTGTTACTTGCATAATTACTCTTTAATTTCGTTAATATCTTTTTTTAAACTTTTTACTTTGTTTATAATTTCTTTTAAAATTACCCATAAAGAACGATTGCCTAATTTCATAGAAGTTTCATCTATTGATTTAATTTCAATGTACAACCATAAAAAAGTAATAATTTTAGAAATCAAATAGGATATGTCTAATATTTTACCTTCAAAAATATACTTATCGATTAAAAAAGAAAATACAATAGTACTCATATAAAAGAAAGTCTTAACTACAATGTTAAATAGTTTAGTGCTTTTAAAAGAGCTTATTCCTTTTAATTTTACTGATACATAAATAGCGAATAAAGTATCAAAAGCAACAGCAAAAGAAACTAATAATAACATACCTTTTATTTGAGTTATAAAAACTAAAAAGGTTATAAGAGCATTTTTTATAAAAGTTGAAATCATATTAAATTACGTTTTTTTCAAATATAAGTATTTTTTTTTAAATTATAAGCAATATACTACAAATTATTAAGCCTCCTAACATTGTTAATAAAATATCGTTTAAGCTAAACTTAGCACCAAAACTTTTAACTTGTTCGCGTTCCCATAAATAACCTATTACAGCGCATAACCAAACTCCTATAAAAGCACCACCATATCCTTTTATAATTAAATTAGGTAATAGCGCTATTAACATACCACCAACGATATGTAATAAGTTTCTATGTTTCCAATTTTTAGTAAAATTAATTAGCCACTTCATATCCTGCAAAAGTATGTTTAGGGTTAGTAGGAGTAGTTTCGTTTACTCCAAAATCAATTTCAATTTCTACCATTACATCATAGTGATAACCATCTAAAAATGTAGCTTCTTGAATAATATTAAAATCTGCATCGAAAATAGGTTCTTTATCTATTATCTGTCCTATTTCTACTATCGCTTGTACACCTTCTCCGTATGCAAGTCCTTCTTCAGTTTCAATATAAACCCCTTTAGCTATTAAATCAGCTATTGCAGTTTCTTTGTCTGTGTATTTAAGTTTGTATACGTTCATTTTAAGGTGTTGTTAATTGTGTTAATTGCGTATCAGTTAAAGCGGTTTTCCATAAACACAATGCTTTAACTTTACCATAATATTCCAAACTCGATGGGGTAACTTTTTTAAAGTCTAATCCTGTTAAAGTATTTGGAGGAAAAGTTGCTCCACTTGTATCAAAAGCAATTTTTACTCCATTTACAAACAAAGCAAAATCATTAACTTTATACTTTAAAGCCACTTTTTTAAAATCAGTGTCTGAATTATTAAAATTTAAAGATGCTTGAACAACTCCGCCAACTATTACAAATGCGCTAATACCTGTGTTGTTAAATTGCAAAATTACTCTATTGGTATTTCCGTCTGAAATTTCTATATCTCTACTTGTAGAATCGATTGTTAATGGTGCAATTTCTGTGTAAAAAACACCTTCTTCACTATTAATCAAATCACTAATCCCCGTTTTAGAAATCACATCAGCATTTCTTGTTACTGCACTTGCTACTGTTGGAATGTATGATGTGGCGTTTGAACCTGCTTCGAGTTGAGCGCCACAGATGTAAACACCATTTGTTATTATACCTGTGTAACTTTGTGAATTATTATTTTGAGCTAAATACAATCCAACAAATCCTGTGCCTGAAGCACTTGTTGTTCTTGTCGCAGTAATTTTGTAAAACCCATTTGAGCTTTCTTGAATTGTTGCGGTTATTCCGCTATCTTTTGTGCCAATTGTACCGTTTAAAATGTCAAACCAAACATTACTTGAAACAAACACTCCATTAACAGATAAAAACCTAACGCTTACCCAATTTCTCCCGTTAGGTTTAACAAAAAAACTATATGTATAAGCTGTTGCATTAGCTAAAGTAGCAGTTTGGTAAGTTCCGTGATTATCATTTGCTGTTGTTTCAAAAATTGAATCAGCAGTTAAAGTTCCACTTGGTGAATTTGTACTGTTAGTGGTAATAGTTGTGCTTACTTTAATCCAACTTGCATTGTCAAACTCCTCACTTCTCAATAACAAATTAGTCCTCTGCGGTTCAACTAATATGCTCGGGCAACTTCCGTTTGTGTAGTCAAATCTAACTTCATTTGCTAAAGCTGTTTTAATTAAACCATCAGCACCCACATAAGTAGCTGTTGTTGCTCTTACTACGTCTAAATCGCCACTTCCGTTAAAAGGTTTTAAAGCATATATTTTTCCTACCTTTCTACCATTTGGCGTAACTATCAAACTCGCATTTTCAAATAAACTCATAATATAGTATTTAAAAAAGTTAACAAACAACTCTTTGCTTCAAATGTGCCACCGTCGGCAATTACTCTGCCCTCAAACATATCGGCTATTAATGTGCTAATTGGTGGCTTTGCTTTTATGTATAAATCTCTACTCATAAATTGAAATTAAATTATAAACACTTGCTGTTGTTGTTTCTGCTGTTATCTTTTGCCCTTGCGTAATTAAATTTCCTAACGTATAAGCTACATCATTTACTTTTAATGTAATTGTACCACTTCCTGAGATCAACGCAGTAGAGTTTATTCTTAATGCGTTTGGAGCGTAAAAATCAGTTATAAGTTGATTTATTAATTCAACTGTTATAGTTGCTTTTTTGTTTTCATTTACAACTGCTAATGTTGTTGGGTATTTAGTATCATCAGGGCTAGTTAAATTAGTTGCTTTGTTTGCAATATTTTCTTTTAAATTTAATGCAGTTTGTGTTAAACCAAACTCACTTGTAGCCTTTGTACCTTGCGAACCATCTGCATTAATAATATAAGCACGCTCTACGCCTGACGATGTTACTTTGTCGAGTTTTAAAGGATCACTGTTAAAATCAATTATGTTAACTGACTTTCTTATAATTGGAACATACCAACCATTTACCTTTATAGTTGCGTCATCATCTGATAAAATGTAAACCTCAGCTGGTGCGTTGTTCCAGTCATCATTATCAATTGAAAAACTCACATCTTTAATTACATGTAAATCAGTGATGATAGTTTTAACATTAAATCTATCAATTAGTAAATCATATTCAGATGCAGTTCCAATACCTAATTTTAAATAAATTGTAAATGTTTGATTTGCTGATGTTGTAATAATATGTAAATCGGTTCTTACAAGTAATGAATCACCTAAAGTTAAATTACTAAAATCAAATTGATTATTCGTAGTATTCCAAAATCCAGCAGACACTCCATAAGGTGCATAATCTAACTCGGTATAAGCTCCTAACGCATCATTAGTTAATTTCTTAGGGACACCTCGCAATACTGCTAAAGGTGTTATTTGAGTCTCTAAATCTGAAAAATGAAAATGTCCAACCGCCGAATATAAAGCTGGTGGTTTGTTTAAAATATAGCTAGGCGCATCTGGATCATTTTCTCCAAAGTCCGCATTAACATTTACCTGTGCTCCTGCTTCAATTCCTGCAAGTTTCGTTTTGTCGGCATCTGTAAAATCATTTTCACTTAATCCTTTTCCTGCTATCTTATCAACTTTTACGTTGTATAATTCAGTAAAGTTTTGATTTGTTTTGTCAAATCCAGTTCTTAAAACATCTCCTAATCCATCATCAGGCGTCGATATATCTATTATTTTTTGCATGGTCTCATCCAATTAAAATTTGATTTTGAATTTATGTTACTCGGTGCTGGTCTTTCTGGTAAATTTAAAACATCTAAATATTTTATAAATTCAATTTCCAAACCAGTCGCAAGTTTTTCGTACATTTCCGCTTTTTTATTTCTTTCTTCGTCTGTTAGTTGTTCCGTTTTTTCTGGAGTAACTAAATAAACACCATTTTGAGAAACTTTCGCAACACCTAAACGAAGATAATAAGCACAAGTATAATAAGCCTGAATAATAGAAATGTAATTACTGTATATTTCTAAATAATCGCCCGTTAAAACGTCATTATTAAAGTCGTCTACTATCTTGTTGTATAGATTTAATCCTAAAATTCGCTTAATGTCATTGCGTTGTGCCATGAAAATGAAAGGATTTATCGAATCATTATCGATATTACCATCAAACCCACTTAATAAAGCGACATCTTCTATTGTTATTAAATATTTACTCATTTGTAGGTGGTATTATTTCGTCTGTTTTTTCTGGATTACCTAATAATCTAATCGCTTGCTCTCTATTAAATCCGAAAATTAAATCTAAAATTGCAATTGCACTCTCGTAAGTAGTTGTTCCAGCAGCATAAGAAGCCTGTACTTCTAATAACGATTGAACTCCTCCGACACTTCCTTTTAATTGTGCTTGCGCATTTGCTGTAACATCGTCAACTATTCCGCCTTCGTCTGCAACATCTGCAACGATAGCTTTTTCTTGTCCGAAATTTACGAAATCTAACTCACATAATGGATTAATTTTCTTAAAAATCTGACTTAATCCTTCTAATAATATTTCACGCATTGGATTAATAACACCTAAGTATAACGAATCCGTAGCGGTTGCAATTTCATCAGCATTATTTGAGAACCCAGAACTGCCTGGACGCTGAAATAAAATATTCATAGCTGAGTGTGCAGCCATAAGTTTAATTTCTGCAACCTCATCATACGTAACAAATTGGTCGTTTCTTCCACGAGGTTCAATTGTATCAACTACAATCGCATCTTCTGCACCTTCGTTAACAGAAATAATAACACCGTCACTATTTTCAGTACCTGTATATTCATTCCCTACTTTTGCTTTAATGGTTTCTTTTTCATCCTCCGACATCATAGAACCACCGTTAATGTTTATAACGGTTTTACCTTGAAAACCTCGTTGCACGTGGTTAATAGCGTCATCAATTAAAGAGCTTTCAATCTTTGCACTTTTCAACCCGCTAAACCAATCAGGATATGGAAAATAAGGTTCGCTACTCAATTGTTTAATGTGCATTATCTCAATTGGATTTTCATTTTCCAATTTACTAAACATAGGGTAAAACTTCGGTATAAATTCGTATTGTCTTTTATAATCCCAACACCACCAGAACCCGTTAACTTCCATGAAGTTATTTTCTTTAGAATTAGCCTGTATATTTAAACCTACACGCATTGTCGGTGTGTGTTTAATTTTAATAGGCTTCTTTTGAAAGTTTATAACTTGTGGAAAAGCTGACCCGAATAATTTAAAGTCGTGGCAAATCAATCTTAAATCTTGTTTCGAAATATATTCGTGTGGGTTCAAATTTCCACTCTTATCTTCTAAGC